CAAAACTTTTACATTGAGTGTAAAGGATTCTTTAGAGCAGGTGACACCATGAAGTATAAGTCAGTAAGAGATTGTATTGATGGTGAGTTAATCTTCGTACTGTCTGATCCAAATAAGAAAGTACGTAAGGGTAGTAAGATGACTATGGGACAGTGGTGTGAGAAAGAAAACATGGCACACTTTACTGTTAAAAATTGTGACGAACTAATGAAATACATTAAGGAGAAACAACATGAAAATAGCAGTAATACCTGATTGCCAAGTAAAAGATGGCGTACCAACTGAACACTTGACATGGGCAGGTGAGTACTTAGCTGACAAGAAGCCTGATGTTATCGTAAACATTGGTGACTTCTGGGACATGCCTAGCTTATCGAGCTACGACAAAGGTCGTAAAGACTTTGAAGGCAGACGATACACTAAGGACGTACAAGCTGGTAACAAAGCAATGGACTTGCTTCTTGCTCCAATAAAGAAAGAGATCCAAAGGCAGAAACGTAACAAAAAGAAAGCATGGAAACCTCGTATGGTATTTACCATTGGCAACCATGAGTACAGGATAGAGAGAGCAGTAGACGCAGATGCTATCCTTGAAGATGTAATTAGCTACAAAGATTTAAACCTCGATGACTGGGAAGTACATGGATTTCTTGAGCCAGTAATCATTGAGGGTGTAGCGTTTGCCCACTACTTCACAAGTGGAGTTATGGGTAGACCAGTAGCAAGTGCTAAGTCGTTACTGTCTAAGCGTATGATGTCCTGCATCATGGGTCATGTGCAAGACAGAGACATAGCATTTCAGAAACGTGCTGATGGTATAAACTTAACTGGGTTATTCGCAGGTACGTTTTACCAACATGACGAGAAGTATCTAGGCGCACAGAACAATGGTAGTTGGGCTGGCATCTGGTTGTTAAATGAAGTTGATAATGGTGGATTAGATGTACTACCTGTCAGTATTAATTATCTAAAAGAAAGGAAAAGAGATGAGTAAATTATTTAAATGGGAGTGGTCACTGTTACGAATACATGAAGAACTAAATGTTCTTCTTATGTTTGGCTGGCCTATTCTTGGTGGGTGGTTTCCATACATAGGATTCACACAATTTTATAACTTTGAAGATGAAACCACTGAGAGATGTTTCTTAATGGAATGGTTTTGTACTGGGTTAGCTTTTACAGGTAAAGATGAAGATGAGTAATGCACAAATACTAACACCCAAGAGTACATATACGTATGATTATCCACAAGCATTAGAGTATTCTAAGGCTCAAGAATCAATCTTCTGGACAGCAGACGAGATTGAAATGGAGAAAGATATACATGATCTCAAGACTAATCTTACTGATGCTGAGTTACATGGCGTTACAACTGTTCTTAAACTATTTACTCTATATGAGCTTCATGTAGGTAACGAGTACTGGCTTGACTACGTGCGTAAGACATTCCCACGCCCTGAGATTCAACGCATGGCTAGTTTGTTTGGTATGTTTGAACTGAATGTACACGCACCTTTCTATGACAAGCTGAATGAAGTAATGGGCTTAAAGACTGATGAGTTTTATGAGTCATACACAAAAGATAAAGTACTAAAGGATCGCATGGCATGGATTGATCGTCAGTTTAAGACTGATGACCCACTACTTATTACTGCAATGGGCAGCATCACAGAAGGTGCTATCTTGTACAGTAACTTTGCTTTCCTAAAACACTTCCAAGCAGAGGGAAAGAACAAGCTAATGAACATGACCGCAGGTATTAACTTCTCAGTGCGAGATGAAAATCTGCATAGTGAGGCAGGGGCATGGCTGTTTAAAACGCTTAGAGACGAACTGAAGCCTTCTGAGAAGGAATACGCTAGAATTGTAAAGAAGATTAAGAACACATGTGAGCAAGTGCTTGAGCATGAGGGACGTATCATTGATATGATATTTGAACAGGGTAATATCAAGGGTATTACTGATGTACAAATGAAGAACTTTATTATGTCACGCTTAAACTTATGTCTAAGTCAGTTAGATATAGCACCAATGTTTGATGTGGACTATGATCCAATCAGTCATTGGTTTTATAAAAACATTAACAGTGGGTCATTCCACGACTTCTTTGCGAAGCAAGGTAATAACTACAGTCGTGACTGGGCGGAAGGAAAATTCTCATGGTAAAAGAAAAATCTATTTACGAAGAACTTGGTGAAGAACGTAAAGAACTTCAGGCTGAAGGTAAGCTACCTCTATGGGTAACAACAGCAGCATGGCAAATTCTTAAGGACAAGTACACAACAGATCAATACCCTGATCTGTACTCAATCTATAAAAGAATATCAAGCACAGCAGCGCAGCACATGGACGATGATAAAACACATTGGGAAAAGAAATTCTTTAACCTAATGTGGAATGGTTGGCTTGCTTGCTCAACACCTGTACTTGCTAACATGGGAACTAATCGTGGTTGCTCTGTATCTTGTAGTGGTAACTATGTAGGAGATAGTATATATGAATTTTATGATGCACAAAAAGAGGTTGCTGTCCTTTCAAAAAATGGTTTTGGAACTTCAAGCTACATTGGAGGAATTAGAGAGCGAGGAACTCCTATCAGTGGAGGGGGATTTGCTTCAGGGATACTGCCAGTGCTTAGAGGTTTTGTCCAATTATCTCGTGATGTATCACAAGGCAACACTCGTAGAGGCGCATGGGCAGGTTATATTGAACTAGATCATGGAGATTTCTGGGAGATAGCTGACCATCTAATTAACCACCCTGATGATTGTAACTTAGGTTGGATTGTTAGTAATGATTTTATGGATAGGTTAGACAAAGAAGATGAAGATGCTGTAGCTAGATACCAACGAGCTATGAAAGTCAAGATGGTTACAGGCAAAGGCTACTTCTTTTTCGTAGATAAAGTTAATGAAGCTAACCCACCAATGTATGCAGAGCATGGATTGAAAGTTAAAGCAAGTAATTTATGCACTGAAATCACACTACATAGTGATGAGTTTCATACGTTTACTTGTGTATTATCGTCAATGAACCTAGCTAAGTACGAAGAATGGGTAGATACAGACGCAGTACAGACTGCTATTATATTCCTAGACTGTGTAGCTGAGGAATTTATAAAGCAAGGTCGTGGAATTAAAGGCTTAGAAAATTCAGTACGTTTTACTGAGTCAGGTAGAGCATTAGGCTTAGGTACACTAGGTTTCCATACTTACCTACAGCAAAACTCAATGGATATTGAAAGCTATGAAGCATATAACCTTAACCAACGTATGTTTAAAGGCATTAAACAGGAAGCAGTTAAGGCTAGTCAGTGGTTAGCTAAGACTAAGGGAGAACCTAAGTGGTGTAAGGGTCATGGTGTACGTAATACACACCTACTAGCTATCGCTCCTAATAGTAGCTCTGCACTAGTTTGTGGCAGTGTCTCACAAGGCATTGAGCCTGTGTATAAGAACGTGTTTGTTCAAGGTAGCCCTGCTGGTGAGATCAATAGGATTAATCCTGTCCTAGTGGATCTGATGAAGGCTAAAGGGGTGTATAGTGACGAGACAATCAATCAGATTATCAAGGACAATGGTTCAGTACAGCTAGTCGATTGGCTAACTGATGAGGAGAAGGTTGTCTTTAAGACTAGTTTTGAGATTAATCAAGAGGTATTGGTACGCCTAGCTAGTGCAAGACAGAAGTATATCTGTCAAGCACAATCACTAAACTTATTCTTCCCTAGTGATACACCAGAGGACGAGATAAGTAGGGTACACAAGCTCGCCTTCAAAGATAAATACATAAAATCATTGTACTATCTAAGAAGCGAGGCAGGTGTAAGAGGCAGCAGTGGTGAATGTGTCGCATGTGAGGGTTAGAATAAACCTGTTGGCCTATTTTCTTCAGCAGTTCTAAACTTAGATGCTTCTCTCCTTACATCACCAGCAGCATCATTAGCCAGTATGTTAATTAAACCACCAACAACAGGTAGTCCTGTTACTATTGAATTTTTTGAATTAAATTCTTCATTAACAAGACCCTCGTAAGCATCTTTAAAGAATGAGAACGCAGGTAAGGTGGCGTAGTTGCCAGCAGCACCAACTATGTCACCCCTTTGAAGCTGATCAATAGTGTAGTAAGAAGCACCTAGCATCTTTAATCCAAACTCTCCCATACGATCATCAAAGTTTGTAATCTCAAACCCTTCCATACCATTCTTAAGATAAGCTCGCATCTCACTAACAGATGCTCCAACAAATGCTACAGTAGGTAGTAACATAGCCATAGACTTATAGCCTTCAGCTCGTACAGCAGGGTCTTGTGATCTAATAGCCTTGAATGTTTTTCTACCAACAAAGTTTAACTGGTTAATCATAAACATTTTTAGCGAGTATAACACACGACCATTAGGGTTATCTAAAGATGCTTGTGGTGTTTTAGATAGTGAGATAGGTTGTGCATCAGATAGCTCATTCCAAATTAATAGTTTAACATTTTCATCAGAAGTATCTCCCTTTTTAAGAGCTGAGATCATACTGTCAAACTCATCGCCATAAGCAGTCTTATACCTTCTAGCAAGTTTATCAACACCTGCCTTAGTCTGTGCTTGTCGTTTTACATTCTGCCATGTAGCGTTCATGTATACGTTCTTACCTATCTGATCCATCTTCTGAAACCCTGAGTACTTCATAAAGAAGTTTAAAGTCTTAGACAGATCTCTAGGATCTGTTGCGATCGACTGGATAGTATCAGCTAAACCATAGTCAAGCATATCAAACTCTTTCTTAGATAGTATACCTCTAAACGTATTGATAATACCTTGTGACCACATAGCTAAACCTACGTCAGATAGTTGAATTAACGCAGAGAATGGATTAGCAAGAGTCCAAATATAACCTAAGTCTCTAACAAACTTTAC